GGGGGGGGGGGGGGGGGGGGCTGGCTTGGGTGGTGGGTTATGCGCCGGCGTTTTTGACCGCACCGCGCCAGTCGTGGCCTGCCACGCCGTAGTCGAGGCGCACTTTGTAGGATGCGCCGTCGGTGTCAAAGGCGGTTTCCATTTCGAGGTAGGGCTGGTCGTTGCCGTCAAGGAAGGCGACTTCGATGGCGGCTGATTCGTTGACGCTGGCCAGGGCGTAGTAGGCGGTGCCGCTGAGGCGTGGGGTGTCAACCACGTCGCGGAAGAGACCGCGCACGCGGTTTGGCACTTGGAATTTGCTGGTGACGCTGATGTCGTATTCGGCGGCGTTGAGGACGCGGGCAGTGCCGCCGTAGCCAATGGGGCATAGCAGCAGGTCGGGGCGCATGTCGAGGTAGTCGTTGCCAGAGATGTCTTTTTGCTGCGCCATGAGGACGCGCATGGCATCGAAGCTGTCCACACTCATGGCGGCGGCTGTGCCGGCGATGTTGTTGTGGCTGCTGTGGAACAGGGGCTGGCCGTCGGTCATGGTGGGGCCTGCGCCAGAGTTAGATAGCAACAGGGCATAGACATCGGCTTCAATGGTGCGGGCAGCAGCGCGGCCCATGGCGGCGGATTGGTCGGTGAGTGCGCCGAGGTCGTCGTTGATGACGGCTTCGCGGCTGATGTTGATGATGTAGCCTTTGGTGACGGCTGCAATGCTGGATTTTTCGCCGTCAGGGATGGCGACGTTGCGGTATTCGCCCAGTTCGTTTTTGGCCAGCAGGTTGCCCAGGCTGCCGGTGCGGTAGCGGGTGTGGGCGCGGAAGTCGCTGACGCTGCCGCGTTTGCACCAGCGGGTCCAGGTGAGGGCTGCGGTGGCGTATGCGCCGAGCAGGGTTTTGTGCATGGCGGTCTCGAACAGGACGGGGAAGTCGCTGGATGATTGGGTGAAGGCGGCGGCTACGATGGCGCGTTTGTCCATGCCTTCGGTGCGGCGGCCAATGGCTTGCAGGCTGGCCTCTGCCAGGGCGAGCAGGGTGCGGCCACGGTAGGGGTTGGCGCTGATGTCGCGGCGGTCGGTTTCGGTGGCGACACCGGCGCGCACCATCATGCTGGCGACCATGGCGGTGCGGCGTTTGTCGGATGCGTCTTCAACGGTGACGATGTGGCCGCCAGCAATGGGGGTGGCGGTGGCTCCGAGGTGGTTGAGGAGGCGCTGGTTGGCGGCGTTGACGCTGATGTCGGGGTTGGCTTCGCAGGCGGCCATGAGTTCGGTGACACCAGGGTGACGCGCCATGAGTTGGAAGTTGGCGCGGATGTCAGCGCGGCGGGCTTGGTCTTGGGCCAGGGTTTGGGTGCGGATGGCGGCTGCATCGGGTGCATCAGGCGTGGCTGCTGCGGCTGGCACGGCGGCTGCGGGCTGGGTGATTGGTGCGGCTTGGGGGGCTGCCGCCTGGGGGTTTGCGGGGTGGGTCATGTGGAGGGGCTCCGGGTTTTGGTTGGCTTGCGCCAGGGGGTGGTTTGAGGCGGCGGCCTCGGGGGTGCGATGTGCTTGCACGGTGGCTGGCAAATCACGGTATCGGGTGAGGTTGAACGAGGCTTTGGCGGCGGCTGATTCGGGGCTGGCCTGGATGATGGTGTTGACGTAGCCGTCAGCCAGTGCCTGGTCGGCGGTGTACCAGTGGTCTTTGCCGTCTTGCAACAGGGTTTGTATGGCCTGGGTGGTTTGGCCGCTTTTGGCGGCGTAGCTGGTGGCCATGGCGTTGGCCCAGATGTCGAGCATGTCGGCAAAGTCGCGCAGGGCGGCGCTGTTGCCGGTGACACCACCCCAGGGGGCGTGAATCATGAGCATGGCGTTTTCGCTCATTTCAACGGTGTCGCCCGCCATGGCGATGAGGCTGGCGATGCTGGCGGCTATGCCATCAATGCAGACGGTGACTGTTGCCGGGTGGCGTTTGATGGCGTTATGAATGGCGATGCCGTCGGTGACGGATCCGCCAAAGCTGTTGATGCGGATGGTGATGTCGCTGGCTTGTAGGGCGGCGATGTCTTTGGTGAATTGGGCGGCGGTGATGCTGTCACCAAACCAGTTTTCACCGATGTCGCCATAGATGAAGATTTCAGCGGCCTGCGCTTGCAGGCCGGTGGCGCTGGCTTGGGGTGGGCGCTGGCGGATGCTGTACCAGGGTGGGGTTTGGCAGGTGTTTGCGGTGGGTGTTTGCGGCATGGGGGCTAATGTGCCGCCCGTGCTGTCTAGTTTTCAAGTAAGAAAACTAGACTATTTTTGAGTGCAGGCGTTTTTTATTCTTTTTGGGGTGGTGTTTCGGGTTCTTCTGGTTCGTCTGGCTGTTCGGCGGGTGGGTTTTGGGGTGTTTGGCTGGTTTGGGCGGCCAGTGCGTGGGCGGGGTTGCTGGTGAAGATGATGTTTCTGGCGGTTGTTTCGGCGCGCCAGCGAGTGACCTGGTCAAGCAGGTCGCGGGGGTTGACGCCGCGCTTGCGCATGACTTCAACTTCGCTGGCAAAGCCGTCTTGCACCAGGGATGCGAATGCCTTGGCTTCTTTGAGGGGGTCTATCCAGGGCATGGATTGGGCGATGTAGAGGGCATCATCAGCGGTGGCGCTGTCGCAGTCGCTGGGGCGTTTGACGATGTCGCTTAAGTGGGCAGCTTTTACAAAGTTTTGCCATACGGGTTGTAAAAATTGGCCGGTAAATTCATCGGTGAGGGTGGCGTAGTTAACCCATTGCTCGACCAGCTCTTGGCGTTGGGCGCTGTAGGTGCCGTTGTAGTCGCGGGCAATGGAGCTGTAGCTGCCACCCACGCCGGCGGCGACAGCGCGCAGTTGGCCCTGGCGGAAGGTGATGAGGTTGGGGTTGGGGCGCTTGCTGTCGATCAAGCCAATTTCTTCGCCTACTTGCAAGCCGTCAATGATCATGCCGGGCTCAAGGCGTAGCTCGCGTTCGATGATGTTGCCGCTTTCGTCCCTGGATTGGTCCGGGTTGTATCCGTCAGGGTTTTGTTTTTTGACGTAGGCGGTGAGTGCGGCGCTGATTTTGGCGGCCACGCGTTCGCTGGTTTCGTATTCTTTGATGTCTTCGAGGCGGGCAATGATGCTGGCAAATTCGCTGATGCCGCGTTTTTGGCCGATGCGGTCGCGCAGGGCGAGGTGGTTGATGTTGGCGGCATCTATGCGTTTCATGCCGGCTTTGCCGCTGGCGAGGCTTGGGCTTTCTTTGGGGTGGCCTTTATAGACCCAGTAGGCTACGGTGCGGCCCCAGGCGTTGGTTTCGATGCCTTGGTGCAGGGTGTTGCCGTCGCTTAAGTCAAGCGGGACCATGTCGGCCTCAAAAATCTCGATGCTGTAGGGGACGATGGTGCCGTGGTTTAAAAATGGCACTTGGCCGCTGAGGTGTTGGGCGAAGACTTCACCATCACGCAGCCAGGCGCGGGCCATGGCGCGTTGGCAGCCGCTGAAGGTGTGGGTCCAGGTGACTTCAGGGGTGATGCACCAGTCGCGCCAGGCGCGGCGCAGGGCGTCGGCGTAGTCGGTGTGGATGGAGCCGTCGGGGCGGCGGGGCTGGGGTTCGATGCTGATGCCGTTGGGGCCGATGATGTTGTTGACCATGGTGCGCAAGATGCCGCGCGCGATGTCGTTGTTGCGCTCCATGTGGCGCGCCTGGCCGCGTAGTTGGGCTGCGCCTTGGCTGACGATGTCGTTGGGGCCAGGGCCGTCGCGGTGGAATTTGCGCAGTCGGCTGGGGGCGCTTTCCTCGTGGGCGCGGGTGCTGGCGGTGATGCGGGTGAGGGTGTCGCGGGCAGCGTAGCGGCGCAGGCCGCTGGCGGGGTTGAACCAGCCGACCAGGCGGTCGATGGGGTTGGTGGGGTTGGCGTTTGACATGGTGGTCTTTGGGGTTAGTTGAAGCGGGCCAGGCTGTAGCCGGTGCCGCCAAAGGTGGGGGTGGCGGTGGTGCGGGCGGTGAGGCTGTTGACGGTGTTTTGCCATTCCTGGCGGCCTTTGCGGATTTCGGCCAGGTCTTCGCTGCGCCAGCGGCGGTCAGAGCCACCCGTGCCAAATGAGATTTCCTTGCCTTCGAGGACGGCAGTTTCGGCGGCAATGTATTGGTCAAGTATGGTTTGGGCTTGGGTGAGTGTGATCATGGTGGCGGGCTGGTTGGGTGGAGTGGGTGGAGTGGTGGAAGGGATGGTTTTCAGGCGTTGAAGCCTGATTTTTGCGGCTTGTTGGTGGTCTTGGTGGCGGCTATTTGGTAGAGGCGCGAGCGCGATATGTCGTAGCGCTGGCAGATTTCGTGGGGGTTGGTGCCGTCAAATTCGCGCAGGATGGCGCGGTCGCGTTCGGTGTTGCCAATGCTGGGGATGTAGATGCTGGCCCCGCCATGGTTGCGGCGCAGGCCGGTGACGGCAGCGGCAGCAAATAGGCTGGCCAGGCTTTCGTGCAGGCCGGTTTCGGTGCGCATGATTTGGGTGAGTTCGCTTTGCAGCAGGGTGGCGGCGTCTTCGGTTTGTCCGTCAGTCAGGGGGGTGGTCATAGGCGTTGCATCCAGTCTTGGGGGGCGAATGGGTTGGGTCGGCGGGGTGTGGGTGGGCGCGGCGCGGGGGTTGTTTTGATGGCGGATGGGATGGCAGGCAGCAGCACGGGCGCTGCGGTGGGTGTTGTTGGGGTGGGTGGTTTGGCAGTTGGGGGCGTGGTGGCTTGGGGGTTATCAAACAGGTCTTGTCCCTGGGCGTTGAGTTCAGCGCGCATCCAGTCGCTTTCACGCCAGCGGTCCAGGCCCAGCAGGTGGGCGGCAGCAAGGGCATAGACGGCGCAGTCAAGGGCTTCGTTGCGCCGACCCGAGGGTTTGTGCCATTCGAGTTTGGGGTGGCCTTTGACGTAGCGGGTGACCATGCGTTCGGCGGTGAGTTGCTCAAACACTTCGGGGCTGTGGTGTTTGCTGATGTGGACGTAGCCGGGGCCGGGTTCGCTGTTGCGCAGGCGGCCGTAGATTTCGGCTTTGGCGGTGTCGGTGCCGATGGGCCAGAGTTTTACGCCGTGGCGCATTTTTTTGCCACGGTAGTTGATGTCTTGGTCGGTGGGTTTGCCCAGAATGGCTTTGCCGCTGATGGATGCGCCTTTGATGGCGTGAACGCCGGCGTGTTGGTGGCGGCGGGTGTATTCATAGACGGCCTGGGTGTGGTGGCCGCCGCTGTCGATCATGGTGGCGCGAATGGGCAGGGTGCGGCCGCTGGCGTGCTGGATGGGGGTGCGGCGGTAGTCGGTGAGTTCGGTCCAGGGGCTGCCGGGTTCGCCTTCGGGTAGGCCGGGGTCGCCGTAGCAGATTTTGCGGTCAACGAGCTGGCGTTCCATGCCACGGCCCCAGGCCCATAGGTAGGCTTCGAGGCGGTTGCCCTGGGTGTCTACGCCCAAGGTCAGCACGTAAAGGCCCCAGTTGACCTGGCGCAAGGGGATGTCGGGGGCGCGTTTGAGGAGGTCGTGGATGTTGGAGCGGTCGCCTTGTTCTTCCCAGGTTTCGGCCAGCACGGTGTTGGTGAAGGTTTTTAGTTTGCTGATGTCGCCTTGTTTGCTGGCTTTGGTGGCTTCGACAAATTGCTGTACCAGGTCGGCCCAACTGGTCCATCCCAGCGGGGAGTAGAGGGCGTTGAGGTGGTAGCCGGTGAGTTTGCCAGGGCGGGTGCTGCTGCGGCTGTCGCTCCAGTGGCCGCCGGCGAGCATGGCGGGTTTGTGGTGCTCTTCGATGATGCAGCCGTGGGCGGCGCAGACGTAGCGCACGGTGCCGAACAGGGGCGCGCCGTTGTCGTCTTTTTGCCAGTGCAGGCCGTGGGGTTTGTTGGCTCCCCAAACGAGTGCCTGGTGCGTGCTGCAGTGGGGGCAGGCTACCAGGTATTGGGCGGCGTTGGTTTGCAGGTAGGCCGATTCGATGCGGCTGTAGTCTTTGATGGTGGGAGTGCTGACTTTGAGGATTTTTCGGCGGGCAAAGGTGCTGGTGCGCTTTTCAGCCAGGGCAACGGGGTCGCCTTCGCCGTCAACGTCGAGCGGGTAGGCATCTATTTCGTCAAGGAACAGGTAGCGCACGGGCATGGAGCGCAGGCCGGCGGCGCTGTTGGCCCCGCTGATGACGACCACGCCACCGGCAAAGTCTTTCATGAGTTTGGTATTGGCATCGTCGCGGCTTCGGTTGTCGCGCACTTTGCGGCGCAGGCAGGGGGTGTCTTCGAGCATGGGGTTGATGCGCTGGCTGCTGAAGCGTTTGGCCATGTCGGTGGTGGGTTGGACGATCATGACCGGGCCGGGTTCGTTGTCGATGATGTAGCCGAGCCAGTTATTTCCTGTTTCCGATTTGCCCAGTTGGGCGGCAAACATGACGACTACTTCCTGCACGGTTGATCTGGCCGATAGGTCATCCATGATCTGGCGCAGGTAGGGTGTGCGTTCGGTGCGCCATGGGCCGGGCTCACTGGATGCCTTGCCCGATAACATGCGGTTTTTGTCGGCCCACTGGCTGACGGTGAGGTCTGCCGGCGGGCGGAAAAATTCGGCAAATAACGCATCAACCAGCGCGGCGGCGCGGGCGTGGTCGTTGGGGTGGGCTGGGGGGAGCATAGGTTAGGCCAGGGCGCTGAATAAATCGAACTCTTGCACTTCAGGCACGCAGGCTGGGCTGCACCATAGGGTTTCGTCTTTGCTGTTTTGCACGGCTTCATCGGTTATGGCGTAGCCTTTGCGGGCGGTCCAGGCGCGGGTGTGCCAGCCGTGTTGCAGTAGGGTATCGTGTTCGCCTTGGTGGCCGCACAAAACTATTCTGAGTAACGGGTTGTCGCTGTTTTCAGCGCACCAGGATTGCACTTGTAAGGGTAGATCGGTGCCGACACCGCCTGCGGCATAGTCCATTGCGCCCTTGGTGTAGGGTGGGTCTAGAAACAACGCAGTCAGCCCGTGG